GGTCGACATCGACGACGACGGGGACATCTACATCGACTGCATCCGCAGCGGCAACGTGGACCCCCGACAGGTCGCCATCCTGCGCGACGCCGTTGATCCACCCGCCGCTGCTCGTCTCCGTTCTCTGGCTGCCATCTACGAGCATCCACTCAACCGGGACAAGACGTTCACGTTCACCGGCCGCGAGTTGGCCGCCATGTTGAAGGAGGAAGGGTGAGCAGTCTCGCCCTGGCGCCTGTGACGTTCGCTGAGGCCAGCGCCTACGTAGCGGCCCACCATCGCCACCACCGCCCACCCGTGGGCCACAAGTTCTCAGTGGGCGTGGCTGACGACGAAGGCCGACTTCGCGGTGTCGTGATGGTCGGTCGCCCCGTCGCTCGGTCCTACGACGACGGCCAGACGTTGGAGGTCACCCGCAGCTGCACCGACGGCACCGAGCACGCCAACTCGATGCTCTACGGCGCCGCCTGGCGGGCCGCGAAGGCCCTCGGCTATCGGCGGCCCATCACCTACACGCAAGACGGTGAGAGCGGCTCGTCGCTCCGTGGTGCCGGTTGGAAGGTTGTCGCCCAGCGGCCGCCCCGCAAGGGATGGGACACCCCGAGTCGTCGCCGCGATGGCAACGGGAACGACGGCATCGCCCGCACGCTCTGGGAGGCCTCGTGACCGCGTTGATCCTCGGTGTCGACCCGGGCCGCAAGGGTGCCCTCGCCCTCATCGACCCCGACGGGACACTGATCGACGTCGTGGACATGCCCGACGCCACCGGGGCCGCGCTCGGCACACACATCGCGCACTGGCTCGCCGACCACAGCCCCCACCACGTGCAGACCGCGTGGGTCGAGAAGGTCGGCTCCATGCCCGGCCAGGGCCACATGAACGTGTTTACGTTCGGCGCCGGCTACGGGGCCATCCTCGGCGCCCTCGGCGCGCTCGAGGTGCCGGTGGAGCTGCGCACCCCGAACGTGTGGAAGAAGGCGATGCGCTGCACCGCCGACAAGGGCTCGTCGCGCCAGCGCGCCACCGAGCTGTGGCCGGACCGTGCCCGCTACTTCTCCCTGGTGAAGCACGACGGCCGCGCCGAGGCCGCGCTGATCGCCGAGTACGGGCGGAGGCAGGCGACGTGACCGCGGCCAGCCACCCGATGGCGTGGGCCGACCAGGGCGCGTGCCGGGGCGAGGACCAGGACCTGTTCTTCCCGCAGCCCCGCAAGGACGGCGGCATCGACCCGGCCGACGTGGCCCGGGTGCGCCCGATCTGCCAGGCCTGCCCGGTGTTCACCGCATGCCACGCCTGGGCGGTCGAGCACGAGAGCGAGGGCATCTGGGCCGCCACCTCCCCGAAGGACCGGCGTCGGCTCCGCAAGGCCATGGGCCTGCCGAACCTGCTGTCCACCGTTGACGCCATGGCACACGACGTGCACGTGGGCCTGGTGCCCGACGTGGCCGAACTCACCGCCGACGGGCGTTCCGCCGCCGAGATCGCCTCGATCCTCGGCATCGACAAGCGGACCGTTGTCCGCCACCGCACCGCACGAAGGAAGACCGCATGACCATCACCGACACCGTGGTCCACCCGGCCCGCCAGGCCGACGTCGAAGCGTGGCTCACCACGCTCGGTGTCGAGTGGCGGTTCGACCCGGACCTGCCGTTGGCGCGCATCGACCAGGCCGCCGGGCTCGCCAACCAGGTGCGCCACGACCCGCTCCACGAGGAGGTGGTCGACCGGTACGCCGGCGCCATGGTCGACGGCGCCCAGTTCCCGCCGATCATCGCCACCGACCACGACGCACCGGTCCCGTTGGGCGGCAACCACCGGGTCGCCGCCGCGGGCCGCGCCCGCCGCTCCACGATGCCCGCCTACCTCGTGGCCGGCACGGACGCGCAGCTGCGCCGGGTCCGCTTCGAGGACAACGCCCGCCACGGCCTGCCACCGTCCACCGCTGAGCGGGTCGAGCACGCCGCCGCGCTGATGGCCGACGGCATGACCCAGCGCGACGCCGCCCGCATCGTCGGGATCCCGGCCCCGAAGCTGTCGATCGCCACCAGCGCCCTCCGAGCCACCCAGCGCGCCGAGACCGCCAGCATCGACGGCTTCGCCCGTCTCCCGGAGGCGGTCCGCTACGAGCTGGGCCGCCTCGACCACGACGCCGTGTTCACCGCGGCTGCCGACCTGGCGCTCACCACCGGGATCCCGGTCGGCACCCTCCGCCCCATCGTGGCCGCCGTCCTCGAAGCCGATCCCACGGAGGCGCTGCGCATCATCGGCGGCGAGCTCGAGGACCAGCGCGACCGCGCCACCCACCGGGCCGGCAACGTCCGCGGCTCGTCCCGCACGCCCCGGGCTCGCTTCGACGGCGCCCTCGCCGAGATCCGGGCACTCGTGCCGATCGACGTCTACGACACGTGCCCGAACGACGACGTCCGCGCCGTGCTCGCCCAGCGGATCATGGACGCCGCCAAGGTCCTCCACGAGACGCACACCCTCCTCACCAAGGGACCGGGGGAGTGATGGAACGCAAGCCCATCACTCGCCAGCGGTCCAAGTGGCAGCCGCTCGACCCGGGACTGCTGCCGCCGTGGCTCGGGATCTCCACCGCCGCTGTCCGCAACGTGCACGACGGCCAGCTCCGGGTCCTCGTCGCCGAAGAGCCGATGGGCTGGCACGCCTCCGTCAGCTTCATCGACCACCGCGGTGCACCCACCCGCTACCCGACGTGGGACGAGATCGCCGGAGCGAGAGACGAGTTCCTGCCCGCCGACCTCGCGTTCGTCATGCACCTTCCGGCGGCAGGCGAGTACGTCGCGCTCCACGACACCACCTTCCACCTGCACGAGCACCCCGAGCGCCCCACGTGACCGCGCCCGTGATGGCCGCCGGCACCTGGGCCAACAACGCCGAGCTGATCCGCGACGCCGTCGTGCCCCTCGGCTACCTGCGCGCCGAGGTGGGACGGTGACCGCCGTGCGGGACGTGCAAGCGTCGATGTTCCCCGACATCAAACCGGACCGCCCCGTTGGCCCCATTCCGGCGTCTGTCCATGAGGGCACCAACGCTGAGTTGATGCTGAAGGTCGCCCCGCTCTACCTCGATGGCTCGGTGCTCGACACCACCTATGGCGACGGAAAGTGGTGGACCTCATTCACTCCCGACCCGTTCACGTTCCACGACCTCCACAAGGTCGATGGCGTCGACTTCACCGACCTACCCCACCCTGACCGCTCCTTCGACGCGGTGTGCTTCGACCCGCCCTACGTCGTCTCAGGTGGCGAGTCCGACAAGGGAGCCGCCTTCCAGAAGGCATACGGCATCGGCACGGAGCGCCTGGGCAAGAGCCAGCCCGTCGGCCGCGAACGCCGCTTCGAGGCGCTCCTACACGACGGCCTTGTCGAGTGTGCCCGAGTCACCAACCGCTGGTTGCTGGTCAAGTGCATGGAGTTCGCCCAGGGCGACTTCGCCCACAACGACTTCCACGACATCCCGTACCTGATGACCAAATGGGCGCTGGAGGAATGCGGCATGGTCAAGCACGACCAGATCGTCCACAACGCCGGGACAGGCCCTGGCGGGCACAACATCTACACGATCAAGCGAGCACGCCGGCACCACTCCTACCTGCTGGTGTTCCGACCGAAGGGCAGGAAGCTACTGGAGGTCGCCGCCACCCCGTGACCACCACCGACGCCCCGCCCTACCACCCGGCCCACGACGAGCCGCCGCCCGAGTACGTCCCCGAGCCGGTGGCCATCACCACGCGCGCCGCACGCCGCAACGGGACACCGCCACCGCACGACACCGACGCCGAAGAAGCCGTGCTCGGCGCCATGCTCACCAGCCTCGACGCCTGCGACGCCGCCATCGAGACCGGCCTCGAACCCGAGCACTTCTACGTCACCCACCACGCCGCCTACTACGCCGCCATTTGCGCCTGCCTCACCGCCGGCGACAAGCCCGACCCCATCACCGTCAACGCCAGGCTCGCCGAACCCAGCAACGACCACTATGGCCGCCTCATCGCCGCCCAGGTCAACACCCCCGTCCTCTCCAGCGCCGCCACCTACGCCCGGCGCGTGCAGCACTGCGCCCGGCTCCGCCACCTCGCAGCCGCCACCATCGAGATCAGCGACACCGCCCGAACCGGCGACCTCGACCGCGCCCTCGACCAGCTCCACCGGCTCACCACCAACCTGCCCACCGACGACGCCGACACCAGCTGGGCACCCGTCGACATGGGCGCGGCCCTCAACGGCGAGACCCCACCCGGCCCCACCATGCTCGCCCGCGACGACGGGCTCTGCCTGCTCTACGGCGGGAAGGTCCACGCCTTCAACGCCGAGCCCGAGTCCGGCAAGAGCTGGCTCGCCCTGTGGGCCACCGCAGAGCGGATCCTCGCCGGCGAGCACGTGATCTACCTCGACTTCGAGGACGACGCCACCACCATCGGCAACCGACTCCAGGCCCTCGGCCTCACCCTCGAGCAGATCCTCGCCGGGCTCACCTACGTCCATCCCCACGACCCCGTCGACGCCGTGGCCACCGCCCAGATCGAACGGCTCCTCGCCGAGCACCACCCCACCCTCGTCGTCATCGACGGGGTCACCGAGGTCATGTCCATCAACGGGTGGTCCATCAACGACAACGACGACATCGCCCGCTTCTTCCTCGCCCTGCCCAAGCGCATCGCCCGCCACGGGCCCGCCGTCGTGCTCATCGACCACGTGGTGAAGGACAAGGAGTCCCGGGGCCGCTACGGCATCGGCGGCCAGCACAAGCTCGCCGGCATCGACGGGGCCACCTACACCCTCGAGGTCACCCGCCCGTGGGGCATCGGCCTCGACGGCGCCTCCCGGGTCACCGTCACCAAGGACCGGCCTGGCCACGTCCGAGGCGGCTCCCTGGAGGGTCGGTTCGTGGGCGAGCTCCGGGGCCAGTCCATCGACGGCGGCGCCATGCACTGCTCGCTCAGCGCCCGCTCGCACGGCTCCGGAGCACCCGCCCGCACCCGCCCCACCAACCTCATGGAGCAGGTCTCGAAGGCCGTGGCCGAGCTGAACGAGGCCGGCGTCGAGCCCACCAAGAACGCCGTCGCCACCGAGATCCCGAGCAAGAAGATCAACGTCATGGCGGCCATCGCCCAGCTGGTGGACGAGCACTACCTCCAGGTGGTGGCCGGTCCGAACCGGGCCCAGAACCTGCGCTCGCTGCGGCCCTACCGGCAAGCGATGGACCCCGAGTCGGACGCCTGGGTCGGGGCCGAGCGCACGCCCGAGGACGACCTCTGATGCCTGTGGATAACGCCCTTCTCGGCCCGGTGGTTCCCGGTAGTTCCAGGTGGTTCCCGGAACCACCCAGGGTGGTCCCCATCCCCGGTGGTTCCGGTGGGTCCCTACCCGAAGGGTGGGACCCACCACCGGGGAACCACCCTGCGCCTCGCAGACCCACCCCTCAGACCCACCGATCGGGAACCACCCACCGGACCACCCAGGAGACCACTGCACCGTGAGCGCAGAACGACGAGCCGCCGCCATCGCCGAGACCGTCGAGACCCTCGGCTGGTGCGTGACCATCCCGCACACCATCGACCAGGTGATCGGCATCTACGCGGAGCGCACCGCCACCGCCAGCCGACCCATGCGCTCCGGCATGACCAACGACGAGATCCTGTCCCGGCTCACCAGCCGCACCGACTCCGGCGGCGGCAAGGGCGGCCACTCCGACCCCACCGCCCGCGCTGCGCTCTGGGGGGAGCCCGAGGCCGTCGACGACGACGAGACCGTGGCCACCATCCGCCACGCCGTCGACCTCTGCCACCGCAGCGCCACCGAGATCGCCGGCCTCTGCGGCACCACGACCCCGGCCCCCGCCGACCCGACGCTCACCACCACGGTGGCGACCACGATCAGCACCGTGCACCGCTGGGCCCCGCAGCTCGAGCCCATCGCCGCCGAGCTCCACGGCGACGACCTGGCCCACCTCGACCAGCTAGTGCGCACCGACCTGGCCGAGACCGCCACGTGGCTCCACGACAAGGCCTACGGCATCTGGGACATGACCCGAGGCGAGCAGCTCCAGGTCGCCATGCAGCGCACCATCGTCGCCTGCCGGGTGCACGAGCGGTGGGTGAAGAACCCGCCCAACGCCGTCGGGCCGAAGGACCTCTGCGCCCGCTGCACCAAGTTCCAGGAGCGCCACCGCTGCGAGCCCACCGAGCCCATCGTCCGCCGCTGGGAGTACGGCGCCGAGGCCACGCCCGGCCAGATCCTCGAGGCGAAGGCCGCCGGCCGGAAGGCCAAGCGCAAGGCCGGGTGACAGGGGATGCTTGATCGAAACGCTCTGACCACGTACGTTGTCCCACATCGCTTCGATCGGGGATCTACGCCCCGAGCCACCACAGCCCCGAGCCACACGGCCGGGGCTGCTGCCGTTCCGGGGGTGACCATGTGGCGCTGGATCCTCAACCGCATCGTGCCGCCCGCTGCCGTCGCCGTGCCGTGAGCATGGCCCCGCTCAACCTGCGGGCCGGTCGACCCCGCACCCGCCTGGTGCGCCACGTCCACCAGCGAGACACCCATTGCCACCTCTGCGGCTTCGAGGTCGACATGACCCTCGACCCTCAGACCCCGCTCGGCCGCAGCGTCGACGAGCTCGTGCCCATCGCCGACGGCGGCGATCCGCTCGACCCGACCAACTGCGTGCTGGCTCACCGGTGCTGCAACTCCAGCCGAGGGCGACGTCCGATCACGCCGGCCATCCGACGGCGGTGTCGAGAGCTCGTGCGGATGCACATGGGCCAGCCAGCCACCCCGACCGTCCGAGCCTGGTGAGGTCGTCGATGATCGTGAGCGCAGCGACGGGGGAGGGGGGGTCGAAAGTTCACCAGGTGGCGAGCCGGAAGAGCCGGCTCGCTTCCAAGAAGTCTCTCTCGGAGTGGCCGTCAACCACGATCGGTGACCGGCCGTGACCAGGCGGAAGGCGCCGACGTCGACCCGCTCGGCGTCGTTCCGAGAGGCCGCCGCTGCGGCCAAGCCCACGATGTCGCCGGCCGATCAGGTGCTGCTCGCCGAGGCCTGCCGCCTGATCGACCGGCTCGACCGGTTCGATGCGCTGCTGACCGGCGAGCGCGAGGCGTGGGTCGCGGTGGACTGGCCGTACGAGGATGCGCCGGCGACGCTGGTGGTGTCGTCGGTGCTGTCCGAGGCTCGGGCGCACACGGCGGAGTTGCGTCAGGTGCTCAAGGCGTTGGACCTCCCGGTGCCGAAGGCGGCGAGCGGGCCGACGAAGCTCGAGCTGATGCTTGGGGGCAAGTCCGGGTGACCGCCACCATGACGGCGGCGCCACCCCGGTTCCGCTTCGTTCCGCTCCACGCTTCGACCGCAGCGCAGGACGCCATCGACCTTGGTGAGGCTGCCGGTCTCACGTTGGACGAGTGGCAGCAGCAGGACCTCCGGGACGCGATGGCCCGCACGGTCCATGACCGGTGGGCGGCCACCGAGGTCGGGCTGGTCGTGCCCCGCCAGAACGGCAAGGGCGGCATCCTCGAGGTGCGTCAGCTCTGGGGCCTGTTCCTCTCGAAGGACTCGGTTCTCCAGACCCACACGGCGCACCGGTTCGACACCTGCCTCGACCACTTCCGCCGGGTGGTGTCGCTGATCGAGGGCACGCCCGAGCTGCTCGCCCTGGTGAAGGACAACGGCCGCGGCGTCGGTGATCGGCCGTCGGGCATCAAGGACTCGAACGGCAAGGAGTCGATCGAGCTCGCCAACGGCCGCCGGCTCAACTTCAAGGCCCGCTCCAAGGGGTCGGGCCGAGGGTTCTCCGGTGACGACGTCTACTTCGACGAGGCGTTCTGGCTCGATGACCTCGGCTCGCTGATCCCGTCGCTGTCGGCTCGCCGCGACCCGCAGATCTGGTACACGTCGTCGGCCCCGCTGCCTCGCGTGGAGTCGGACCGGCTGCGAGCGGTGGTGCGTCGTGGCCGGGCTCTCGTGGCGGCTCCGGACCCGTCGTCCCGGCTCTGCTACTTGGAGCACTCGGCGGACCCGAAGTACGCCGACGACCTGGACAATCCCGAGGCGTTGGAGCAGGCCAACCCGGCCATGTCGGTCGGGCGCATCACGGCCGAGTTCGCCGCCGTGGAGCGCGAGGCGATGTCCGACGAGGAGTACGCCCGGGAGCGGCTGGGGATCTTCCCCGACGAGGACGACGAGCCGCAGTGGCTCGTGGTCACGGAGGTGCAGTACGAGGCGTGCGACCCGAAGCTGGCCGAAGACGCCGAGGGCTGGCTGCAGGCGCCGGTCGCCTTCGCCATCGAGCTCACCGCCGACCGGGAGACCATCACCGTGGTGGCCGCCGGCCAGACCGCCGGCGGGCCCGGCGCCCAGGTGCTGATGCGCGAGCCCAACTGCGGGCCGACGCTCGACGCCATCGCCAGCCTCGCCCTGGACGCCGAGCGCCCGATCACCGCCGTGGTGGTGGACGGGGTCAGCCAGGCAGCCTCGCTGGTGCCGGACCTCGAGGACCGTGGCTTGACCATCACGGAGTGCCCGAAGAAGGAGCTGGTGAAGGCCACCGGCTCGACGCTCGACCTGATCCGCACCGGCGCCCTCAAGCTGCGCCGGTCGCCCGAGCTCGACGCCGCGGTGGCGAAGGCCGAGCCCCGCAAGTACGGCGACGCCGAGCTGATCGACCGTTGGGCTGGCGGCGACCCGACGCCGTTCATCGGCGTGGTGCTGGCCCGCTGGGGCATGGGGCAGACCGAGCCGTCGGTCGCTCTCGCCGCCGTCTTCACATGACGAACCCCAAGGAGGGTGCCGGTGCCGTCCACTTCGATCGTGCCGGCCCGCCGGTTCTCCGCCGACGCCTACCACGAGGCCAACGCCAAGCTCAACGCCCTGCCGGTGCAGACCGAGCAGCGGTACTCGGTGGACTCGTGGATCGCCGACTCGATGTCGCCGTGGAACCTGTTTGGCAGCATGGCGCCGCATACCACATGGGCCGCCGGCCAGCCGACCGAGGCCGCCGCCTCGAGCTTCACCGGCTACATCAACGCCGGCTACAAGCGCAACGGCATCGTCTTCGGCCTGATTGGCGTGCGGATGCGCCTGTTCTCCGAGGCCCGCTTCCAGTGGCAGCGGATCACCAAGGGCCGCCCCGACACGCTGTTCGGCAACCGTGACCTCGCCATCCTCGAGCGGCCGTGGCGCAACGGCACCACCGCCGACCTGCTGGCCCGCATGGAGCTCGACTCCTCGCTGGCCGGGAACGCCTACTTCTACCGCAACGGCCGCCGCCTGCGCCGCCTGCGGCCTGACCAGGTGGACATCATCCTCGGTTCGCCGACGAACTCGGCCGACGGCCTCGACACCGAGCCGGTCGGTTACCTGTGGTGGCCGAAGGGGCGGGCCAACGGCGACCCGGTGACCCTGCTGGCGCGCGACGTCGCCCACTTCGCCCCGTCGCCTGATCCCGACGCCGAGTTCCGGGGCATGTCCTGGCTGACGCCGGTGCTCGAGGAGATCCGCTCGGACACCGCGGCGACCCGCCACAAGGGCAAGTTCTTCGACAACGCGGCCACGCCGAATATGGTGGTGAGCCTCGACAAGTCCATCCCGAAGGACCAGTTCCTCACCTTCGTGGAGGAGATGCGCAAGCACGAGGGCGCCGGCAACGCCTACCAGACCATGTGGCTGGCCGGTGGCGCTGACGCCAAGGTCGTCGGCGCCGACATGCGACAGCTCGACTTCAAGATCACCCAGGGCGCCGGCGAGACCCGCATCGCCACCGCGAGTGGCATCGCCCCGCTGATCGCCGGCCTGTCCGAGGGCCTCCAGTCGGCCACCTACAGCAACTACGGACAGGCCCGTCGCAGCGTCTCGGACATCTGGCTCCGCCCCCAGTGGCGCCAGGCGGCCGGTGCGCTCGAGTCCGTACTCCCGCTTCCTCCACTCGACGGCGATGGCGCAGTGCGCCTCTGGTACGACGAGCGCGACGTGCCGTTCCTCCAGGAGGATCTCAAGGACGACAGCGCTATCGCCCAGCAGCGGGCGGCGACGATCTCCTCACTGGTCCAGGCCGGTTACGAGCCGCCGTCGGTGGTGGCCGCTGTCGAGTCCAACGACTTCTCGAAGCTGGTCCACTCGGGCCTCTACTCAGTGCAGCTCCAGCCGCCCGGCCTGCCTGCACCGGCCCCCACCCCTGCGCCCTGAGCGCATCCGCTCCGATCGGAGACACCCGCATGGACTTCCCACGCGACAACCTCACGCGCTCCGTGCCGTTCCAGATCCAGCGCGCCGCCGACGATGGCGGCGACGGCCTGACCCTCGAGGGCTACGGCGCCGTGTTCGACTCCCCGACCCGCATCGACTCGTGGGAAGGCCAGTTCGACGAGATTATCGCCCGTGGCGCCTTCGCCAAGACACTGAAGGAGCGCACGCCGGTCATCCAGTTCGACCACGGCCACCACCCGGTGCTCGGGTCGGTGCCGATCGGTTCCGTCGAGTCGATCCGTGAGGACTCGCATGGCCTGTTCGTGCGTGCCCGGCTCCACGACAACTGGATGACCCAGCCCGTCCGTGACGCCATCGCCTCTGGTGCGATCGACGGCATGTCGTTCCGGTTCCAGGTGGTCAAGGAGCAGGTGGACGAGTCCGGCGATGTGCCGGTTCGCACCGTGCAGGAAGTGAAGCTCTACGAGGTCGGCCCGGTCGTGTTCCCGGCCTACGAGGCCACCTCGGTCGGCGTGCGCGATGTCGCGCAGCGTCTCACCCTCGACCCCGACTTCCGCGCCCAGGTGGCGCGAGCCCTTCTCGGCACTCCCGACGAAGCCGCCCCCGCGGGCACTTCGGACGAAGCCGCCGCCCCCGATGCAGGAGCCGCCGCGCAGCACTCCGGCATGTCCCCCGAGGCACGCGACCGCGTGCTCACCCTCCTCAACATCGGAGAACCCGCATGACCCCCATCGAGAAGCTGCGCGCTGACCGGGCCTACGTGCTCGGCGAGATGCGCTCCATCAGCGAGGGCGCCGAGACGCGCGCCCTCGACGCCGACGAGCAGACCCGGTTCGACGAGGGCGCAGCCTTCGTCGCCGAGTGCGACCAGCTCATCGAGCGTCACAACACCGTCGCCCGGCTCGCC